GATGGCCAAGAAACCTCATTCTGGGAAACAGCCGAGTGAACTTCATCGACCGACTCATGGGGCGCAAGGCGGCTCAGCTGACTTACGACCAGATCGCCGGGAAAATCGACGGCGACATGGACGACTTTGCTGGCCTCGTTGACGGCCAGCACGTCACCAACAAAACCGCCTTGCAGGTCTCGACCGTGCTGGCCTGCGTGAAGGTGATCGCCGAAGGGTGCGCCACCCCACAGCTGCACGTCTACCGCGAAAAAGAAGACGGCACCCGCGAACGCGCCACCAACATCCCCGAATACCGGCTGCTGTGCCGCCGCGCCAACGAATGGCAAACCGCATTTGAATGGCGCCGCATGATGACGCTGCACGCCTGCCTGTCTGGCACCGGTCTGAGCATCAAGGTGCGCGGCAACAATGGCCGGGTGCGCGAGCTGATTCCGGTGCCGCCTGACAGCTGGCAGGTGCACCACAATTCGCGCTACGAACTGGTTTACCGCTGCTATGACCAGTTTGGCCAGATTGGCGAGTTTGGCCCTGACGATGTTTTCGTGATCCACGGCATGCAGTGGGAATGGGCCAAGAGCCTGAGCGCCGTGCAGCTGGCCCGCACCGCCATTGGCCTGGCCATGGCCACCGAAAAAAGCCAAAGCTCGATGCACAAAAACGCGCTGCGACCCAGCGGCGTGTATTCGGTCGACGGCTCGCTCAACCCGGAACAATACGAACGCCTGAACAACTGGATCAAGAAGAAAACCGGCGCAGCCCGTGCGGGTGACCCGCTGCTGTTGGACCGCAACGCCAAGTGGATCGCCGCTGGCATGACCGGGGTGGACGCGCAGCATGTTGAGACCCGCCGCCTGCAGATTGAGGAAATCTGCCGGGGCTTTGGGGTCTTCCCGATCATGATTGGCCACAGCGACAAGGCCGCCACCTTCGCCAGCTCTGAAGCCTTCTTTGCCGCCCACCTGATCCACACCCTGGCGCCATGGCACCGCGCCTGGACCCAGCGCATCGACGAAATGCTGCTCGACGGTGCAGGCCCCCTGTTTGCCGAATTTGACACGCGCTACATGCGCAACGGCTCCATGAAAGACCGCGCCCAGTGGGCACGCACCATGGCCGAAATGGGCATCTACACCCGCAACGAGATTCGAGACGAAGAGGGCAAAGACCCACTGCCAGGGCTGGACACGCCACTGACCCCCATGAACATGACCAACGGCCAAACCGGAGCCACCAATGAAGACCCTGCCGCAACACCGTAAACGCCAGCCACCTGGCCGTGCAAGCCTGCCCGGCGCACCCGAGCGCAAAAGCGCCGGGGCCCGCGAAGTGCGCAGCTTTGCGCTGCAAGTCAAAGCCGTCAGCGACGAAGGCGTCATTGAAGGCTACGGCTCCGTGTTTGGCGTGCCCGACAGCTATGACGATGTGGTCGCCGCCGGGGCCTTTGCCAAATCACTGGCCGACCACAAAGCTGCAGGCACCATGCCAGCCATGCTCTGGCAGCACGGGGCCAGCGCCCCGATTGGCGTGTGGACCGAAATGGTGGAAGACGCCAAAGGCCTGCGCGTGAAAGGCCAGCTGGCCCTGGAAGTGACCCAAGGCAAAGAAGCCCACGCACTGCTCAAAATGGGCGCGGTCAACGGCCTGAGCATCGGCTTTGTCAGCAAAGAATGGGCCTACGACCGCGACACCGAAATTCGCACGCTCAACGCGGTGGATTTGTGGGAAGTGTCCCTGGTCACCTTCCCGGCCAACGGCAAAAGCCGCGTCACAAACGTCAAATCGGCCGATGAACTGTCGGCCCCCAAAGATGCCGAGCGAATCCTGCGCGATGCAGGCTTCAGCAAAGCCGATGCGACTGCATTTGTCAGTCGCGTCATGCGGATGGGAGAGGAGCGGAGCGATTCTGCCGACTCGACCGCCAAAGCCCTCAAAGCAGCCCAACGGCTGCTGGAAAACCTGTCCAAACCCTGAACCATCAAGGAACACTACTATGTCGAAGATCCTCCTGGCCACCATGGCCCTGCACTTTGCAGCCTTCCAGGCCAAAGCCACCAGCTTTGCGGCCGCCGCTTACGAGCGCCGCGAAGAGCCCTCCATCAAATCCGTGGGCGAAGCGATCGACAAGATCGCCATCGCGTTTGACGAGTACAAAAAGACCAACGACCAGCGCATCGAAGCGATCAAGTCCGGCAGCAGCACCGCCGACATGGACGCCAAACTGGCCAAGATGGACAGCCACATCGACGGCCTGAACGAAGCCAAAGGCCGACTCGAAAAACTCGAAGCCAAGCTGGCCCGCCCTGGTGTGATCCATGACGCCCTGAAAGAAGGCGGCTCGCGTGAAGACGTGGACCACCGCAACGCCTTTGTGAACTGGGTGCGCGCCCCGCAAGACCAAGAAGCCAAAAATGCCCTCATGGTCGCCCAAAAAGCCCGCGACGACCGCCGCGTGCAAGAACTCAAGGCGCAAGGCGTGCCCGAGAGCCGCGCTGCGCAAGTGGTCACCAGCACAGGCGCTGCAGGCGGCTTCGCGCTGCCCTCCATCGTCGAAAACACCATCAACCGCTTGGCGACAGACATCTCCCCGATCCGTCAAATCGCCACCGTGCGCCAAGTAGGCAGCACCGACTACAAAGAACTGTTTGACGTTGGCGGCGCTACCTTTGAATGGCTGGGCGAGACTGACGCCCGCAACCAGACCAACACGCCCAACCTGGCCGAAATCATCCCCACCTTCGGCATGGCCAGCGCCAAGCCGCAAGCGACAGAAGAATCGCTCGACGACCTGTTCTTCAACGTCGAGGCCTGGCTGATCGAAAGCGCCGTCGAAGCCATCGCCACCGGCGAAGGTGCTGCCTTCATCGGCGGCAACGGCACCAAAAAGCCCACCGGCTTCTTGGCCGGCCCTGCGCCCGTGGCCACAGCCGACGCCACCCGCGCATTTGGCACGCTGCAGTACTTTGCATCGGGCCAAGCCGCTGCCCTGCCATCCAACCCTGACGTGTTCACCGACATGGTTTATGGCGTGCGTGCACGTTATCGCAGCAACGCCCGCTGGCTCACCGCCAAGCTTGTGATGGCCGCCATGCGCAAATACAAAGACAGCACAGGCCAGTACCTGTGGCAACCCGCTTTGACGGCTGGCCAGCCCGCCACCTTTTTGGGCTACGGCATCACTGAAGCCGAAGACATGCCAGCCGTGGCCGCCAACAGCTTCCCACTGGCCTTTGGCGACTTTGCCCAGGGCTACCTGATCGCCGACCGCGTGGGCATGCGCATGACACGCGACGAGATCACCACGCCTGGCTTCGTCAAGTTCTACGTGCGCAAGCGCGTGGGCGGCATCTTGCGCAACACGCAAGCCATCAAGTTGCTCAAGGTCGCAGCATCCTGATCAACCCCTGAAACCCTGAAAAAGGCCCCACCTGATGGGGCCTTTTTTATAACCGGAGCCCCCCATGAAATTGACCGTGAAAAAGCCCTTCAGCTGGGCACACAAAGGCGTGACCGTCGTGGCCTACGAGGCAGGCCAGACCATCGAAACCGAAGACCAAGACCTGATCGACGTGTCCACCAAAGAAGGCTGGACCAGCAAAGGCCGCAGCGCTGCCAAGCCTGCTGCAGACGCAGGCGCAGGCGCAGGCGCAGGCGATACAGACGCGGGCGCTGGTGATACAGGCGCTGACGCAGCCGATACAGGCGCAACCAACACCGACACCAGCACCGACACCAACACCGGCATTTAAGCCGCCAACCCGTGCGTGAATGGCCTTGCATGCAGGGCCATTTGCAGACTGGAGGTTTCCTTGAAGCCCGCACACACCACCCGCCGCGACGCCGTTGAAGTCTTTGTCTTCGACGCCGCGCTGATCTTGATCGGCATCGTCACCTTGCCCGCTACGCATGCACTGGCCAGCCAAGTGGCACCCGGTGGCGCGTGGCATGCGCTGGTGCAGGCCCTGCTGCTGTTTTCCGTCAGGTCATGCGCCCGCTACATGTGGCGGCGTTACTTCCGCAAAACGGAAGCCCAACCCCATTCAAAACCTCAAGAAACGAAAGACCCCCATGGCAGCACTTGAAACCGCAGCGGCCCCACTGGCCGCCACAGGCATCGCAGCCGTGCTGCTCGAAGTCACCGGCATCAGCCTGCCGCCGTTTGTGTGGGCGCTGGTCGGTGCCGCATTGCTGCAGGCGTACAGCCAGCAAGCCTGCAGCCGCCTGCGCACCGTGTGCCAAGTGCTGTTGTCTTGCATGGCAGGCGCGGGCATTGCGGTGGGGGTGGCCGAATACGCGGCCATCCAAGGCGCGCACGTTTTGCACCTCATGGCCCTCATTTTTGGAGCCTTTGCGCAGCCAGCCTTGCAAGCGGTCTGGGGCAAAGTGCAGGAGAAGATCAATGCCATTTGACTTGACCCCCCAAGCCATTTTTTATGCGGTGTCACTGCTGTGCGCGGTGTACGTCATTGGTGCGTGCCTGTGCCGCATCCGCCACCCATCGGGCCAAATTAAGCACGCCTGGAAGCTGATCTACGTGGTCATGCTGGGGCTGGCAGGCTGGGCGCTGTGCGACCTGCTCAGTGCCGACCACCCGCTTTTCCAGCAAGCCGTGTGCGTGGCCGTGGCGCTCTACATTCACATGACCAAAGCCGCATGGCTGAGCGGCCCACCCGCCATCGCCAAAACCGCCACGCCCGTACCTGTGGACACCTACGCCAAATACCGGCCATCCATCAAGACCGGCGACGCCATCGGCATCCAGACCAGCACGCTGGGCGGGCGCATCATCCAGCTGGGCCAAATCATTGCGGGCCTGCCCTACAGCCACATCACGCATTGCGGGATCGCGCAGTGGGTGGGCACCAGGTTGATGGTGGTCGAGATGAATGCGGGCGGCAACGTCTACAAGCCGCTGTCTCAGTATGCGGGCAAGCGCATGGTGGTGTGCGCACCGCCATCGGGCACCAATCTGAGCATGTTTGATTTGGGGCTTGAGCACATCACCGAGCGTCACATCCCCTACGGTCTTCTTGACTTGGTGCGCATCGGCCTGCGCCTGATGCCCATGCGCTTCATCGACACCACAGGCTGGGGCGGTGACGGCGACAGCGACAAAGTCTGCAGCCTGCTGCCCGCAATGGCTTACAGCGCCCTGGGTGGTGACGTAAGCAGCATCCCCGATTTGGCCGCGCCAGCCGAAGTGGTGAAAGCCCTACCCGTGCTTTTTGAAGTCAAGGGCTAAGCCCAAAAAATATGCACGCCATTTCGGGCGTCTTGAGAAAAAGCTTAGTGCTATGGCACTCCATTAAAGCCACCGATTATTTGACCGCAATTGCCGCCTTTGGGGCGGTTTTTTTATGGGAGACCGCGAATATGACCGATAAATTTGCAACCAACAGCGATGCCGTTTTTGCCCCTGGGCGTGACATGTTCCCGATTGTCAAAAGTGACACAGTGCCGATTGATCCGTTGCCCAAAGCGATTCGGTGCGATGTCGCCGGGTCGGTTACGTGCCGCGCGGTGGACGCTGAACAGGATGTGACGTTCAACATGGTCGCGGGAGAGGTTCTTGCGGTGCGGGTTCAGCTCGTCAAAATGGCGACGACCGCGACGTTGCACGGGATTTCATGATGCTTGGCTTTCACCTCGCCTTTGGATTGTCACGGCGCAGTGGTGTTGTTAGCAATACGGCTTTGCCCATCCTCGACCAGCTTGGCGTCACCGCCGCTGCGGCATACAGTCTGCGTCAGGTGAGATCGGCTGCATCTTTGGCTTGTCGGGTGCGCCGGTCGAGCGACAATGCTGAGACCGATATTGGCTTTACCGGCAGCGGTGACCTAAATACCGCCGCCTTGCTGGCGCATGTCGGTAATGGCAACGGCTTTGTTACCACTTGGTATGACCAATCTGGGAACGGGCGCAACGCTACGCAGACCACGGCAGGCAACCAGCCGCGCATTGTCAACAATGGCGTGGTAGAGGCTATTAACGGAAAGCCGGAAATTAGGTTTGATGGCGTGGATGATTATTTGGCTGCCGCTTCTTCGCTTATTGACACAACGCACAGTTTGTTTGCTCTATTCACACCGACGATTGAAAATGTAACCGGGTCTTTGTTTGGGCAGTGGTCTGCTGGCCAAACTGGCCGTTTTACAATTCTTGCAAACCAAATTTCAAGTGGAGCTGCGTCGGCTGGGTTTTTAAACGTATTCAACGGTTCAGCGACGGGAGGCGGAGGAGTCGGTGGTCTCGCCGCAGAGGTTGCTATTTCAAATACACCCACTTTAATCACATCTATATCAACCACCGGAAGCGAGCAGTGGAAACTGTTTAAGAACGGCACGGAATGGGATAGCGCAACTATTCCGAGCGTTTATACGGGGGTCAATAGCGCGATAGGTTCGTTGAATGGAACTGGATCATTGCTCCCATTCGACGGCACTGTATCAGAATTGATTTCGTTCCCCTCCGTCCTCTCCACCACCAACCGCCAAACCCTTGAGCGCAATCAGGGCGGGTACTATGGCATTTCATTTTTCGCCCTAGACCAGATTTCCGCGCCGTCCGCAGCCGCGTACAGTCTGCGTAAACTACGCAATGCGTACACGGGTAGCGCGATACGGGTGCGCCGGTCGAGCGACAACGCCGAGATCGATATTGGCTTTACCGCCGTCGGTGATCTGGATACGGGTGCTCTGCTTAGTTTTGTCGGTTCTGGCAACGGCTTTGTCACTACTTGGTATGACCAAAGCGGCAATAATCGCCATGACACACAGACCACGGCAGGCTTCCAGCCGCGCATTGTGAATGCAGGGGTGATTGATATTGCCAACGGCAAACCCGCCATCAGATTTAACGGGTCAAATACGTCTTTCAGTGGTGTATCCCTTCCACTTTCTCAGCTTACCTTGTCATCTGTGTTGAATGACGTAACACAAGCAGGAGATATTCGCTATGCTATTGGGACGGGCAGCGGCCTCCCAGGAAGGGGAATATTCAGCAGCTTTCAGTTGAGCTCAAACAAATCATTGGGATACATTCCAGACGCAGGGGTTCCAGTAGTGCAGACAGGATTTACGCCAACAATAGGACAGTCTTATGTTGTGAGCTTAACCACGACTGCGACAGAATCAAACATTCGGGCAAACGGTGGCAATAATGGAACAGGTGGAGTGATCACCCTAAACCAACTTTTTATTGGTCAACGCGGTGACGATTTGTGGTATTACGATGGGTATAACTCAGAAACTATCGTATTCCCATCGGCATTCTCCACCGCCAACCGCCAAACGCTTGAGCGTAACCAAGGGCAATACTACGGCATCGCAGTAGCATAAAGGAATATCATGAAAATCCTACAGTTTCTTTGTCCGTCGAACCCGCCAGCCGAGCAACTCAAAAAGCTGATGGTCGACCAGATCAACACGTGGTCGCGCCTGCAATGGCTTGCGAATGACCCCGAATACATCACGCAGCCATTTGATTTGAGCGTGTGGCGCGAACACACCACCACCGAGGGGCTGTGGTGGCTGGACTACGACAGCATCTACGCGCAAATCGGGGACGATGGTCGCAAGATCGCTACCCAATTACTTGAGCCCGGGCCTTTGGCGGGGATTTTGCTTTTGGCTCCGCTGGTGGCAACCATGCCCGACCTCAAGCTGCAACTTGTCGATGTGGCTGACCCGATTGCCGCCGGGTATTTGCCTGCCCCTGAAGTGCTGGGGGCGTGATGCGTGCATGCATGGCCAACACCACCCGCCCGGCGCTGGCCGCCACCAGCCGCGCCCCCAGCCCCAACACCACGCGGCCCCGCCGCTGAAACCCAGAGACACACACCATGCCCGTCCGCATCATCGCCCCCGCCGCCGGCGCGGTGCAGCCCGTCACTCTGGCCGAAGCCCGCGCCCAAACCCGTGCGGACTGCAACGACGAAGATGGGCTGCTTGGCCTGCTGATCAGCGTGGCTACCCAAGCCGCGACAGACCGCCTGCAGCGCGCCCTGGTGCCCACCCGGTACCGCCTCACGCTCGACAGCTTTCCGGATGCGATTGAGCTGCTGATGCCGCCTATCATCAGCGTGGAGTCGGTCAAGTACATCGACATCAGCGGCGAGCAACAAACGCTGGCCCCGCAAGACACCTTTTTGGACAAGGTGAGCGAGCCCGGCCAACTGGTGCCCGCCGCCGGCCGCACCTGGCCCGCCACGCAAGACCGCATCAACGCCGTGGAGGTGGAATACACCGCCGGCTATCCCGCCAGCGCCATCCCCCTGCCCATCAAGCAATGGATCCTGCTGGCCATTGGCGACATGTACGCCAACCGCGAGCGCAGCGCCGACAAGCCCGCCGTGCCGCAAGACTTCGCCGAAGGCCTGCTCGACACCTACAAAAT